GGCTGCTGCTATGCGCGCTCGAAATATGGCTGCTGTCGATCGGCGGCGTCATTGGCGTGGCCGGCGAGATCCTGACGATACCGGGGCGGCTGCTGTCGTGGATCGGCTCGTTGATTGTCAGACTGGCGCCGAGGTGAGTATGTACGACTACGAAAAGGCTTTCAAGAGCGCCTACAAGAACGCCAATCTGCAAAACATCGCGCAGGGAAACAGTCATCAGGCATGCAATTGCATCGGCCCGCAGAACGGTCAGCCAGCATGTCCGTGCGCTATGCGCAATGTCCGCATCGTCGATGGCCGGTGGGTCCGCATTGAAGATCTCGGACCTGCAAAGGAGAGCGTCTGATGTGCTTCGGTAATCCTGCCAAGAGCCTATCTATCGCCCGCTCGCGCATGCCTGCCGAGCAGTGGGCGGCATTCGAGCGCCAATTCAAGGTGTTCTGCGATATCAACGGGCTGCCTGACAGGTGGGCGTACTGGCCTACTTACGATTGGGCGAAGTGGGCCTACTTCTGCGCGCGTAGTGAGAAATCCGCTTGGCAAAGTGATCTTGCGCAATGGCTGCGCGGAGAAGCTGGCAGGCATATGGCATCAATGCGAGTTGCGAAAGGCGCCCCGCCCAGCTCGCATGCCCTTCAACTGAAACTGTGGGCCGATCAGGTTGAAGGCGTGCGGCCGCGATCTTCGATTGCCGATCCCGAGCAGGAATTGTGGGATCTCATAACTGACGTGAAGATCGCATGGGAACCAGTCCGTGACGCCCACTACGAGCGCCTGGCCATCGCCATGATGGACGATGAGCAGGCGGTGGCGAGTCTGGAGCGGTGGAAGAAACACACAGGGGAAATTAAATGAGCGAATTCATGGACTGGCTTTGGTTTGTCACCGTCATCGCAATTCTTTACTTATGGCTGCTATGACCACATTCAATAACCATCTTCCAAACGGATTGGTTCTTTTACAACAGAACCCCGACTGCGCAGTTGATCTGAACGGCGGTCGCTACCATGGTTGGCTATTCATTAAGGGGCCTGACGGCCAATGGGTGACGCAGAGAAAGCTGGCTGATTGGGAAATCATGCAGGCAGAGGATCAGCGAGATGAAGGAATCGTGCTGCATGGAACAAAAGTCAGGGAGGGCTGATGTCAGCTAACCCCTACAAACCCATGTCAGGCCGCCCCGGCCGCCTGAACTGCGAAACGCCCGAAGCGCAATCAGCCAGCGGCAAGCGCGGAGGGCTGAAGAAGCTCGACGCGAACCAGATTGAGGCCATCTGGGATGAGGTTCAGGCGATGACGCGGGCAACGTTCTACTGGAAGGCGACGGAGGTGGTGAAGTGAAACTGTGCAAAGACTGCAAATACGGCCCGAGGTTGTACGAAACGGGTATTGGAGCTGGGTGGACGGCATATTGTCAGCATCCTAATGCACCGGTTGATCCAGTCTTTGGAGGAAAAAACGGATCATTCGAGTTGATGCGTTCGCGCAATTGCTGTATCGAAAAGTGCGGCGTCAATGGTGAATGGTTCGAGCAAGCTCCGGCGCCCGAGCCGATAGCTCCTGAAATCACCAAGTCTTTCTACGACGCTACGTATGGCGCTACGAAGCCGCCGCGCAAAACATGGTTCGCATGGATTTTCGGGGAATGACATGAGCAATCGATCGGTTTGTCCGGTTACGAAGATTGGGTGCATTGAAGGCTGCATGCCCGGCGGCTGTAAATGGTCGCGACCCGCGAGCCTGAAGCTGTGCAAGGATTGCAAGCATTACATCCCTGAGGTCAATTTCTATGGTGGGACGCTGCTTCCTAGCGTCTTCTATCACACGCCCGCCATGTGCACGTCTCCAGACTTCGGCATGAAGGTGGTTGACCTCATCGAGGGCGATCACATGATCATCAACGGGTATTGCAAAGACAACCGCGCCGACGAAACGAAGTGCGGCGCCGCGGGTGCGAAGTTTGACCCGGCCACATTAGATGGTCGACTTGCAATGCTGCCTCAGGGGGAATAATGGACAAGATCGATGAACTGCTTTGCGATTGGTGGGAATGGTCGCAGGGGTACAACCCCGGCACTGGCTATTCCGGCTTCGATAGCACGTGCGCGCAGTTCAGGACAAGTCGTCAGTGGATGGATTATGAGGATCTTGACGCCGAGGTCGAATGGCAGCGCAAGAAGGGAGTGGGAAAGATCGTCGAGCCGATGGTGCAGAAGCTCGATCTGCATGCACGGATAGCGGTCAACGTGGCGTGCCGAAATTTCTCGGCCGGCGTCGATGTCTGGTCGAGTGCACGGCTACCTGACGCAGAAGGCGAATATGCCCGCGCCAAGTCGATTCTGTGCCCGATGATGGTGGCTGAAGGAATCCTCGACAGAAATAGTTGTAAACAAGCTGAATCTGTTTCATAATGTGCGCCAGTGGGGCAAGTTGCCTCCAAAATTTCCCAAGCCTCGCCGGTCACCGACCGCGCGGGGCTTTTTCCGTTTACGGCCAGTCACGCGGCGGTCGGCGTCGCAGAGTACAACCGGGCTGGCAAGTCTTCCGCAAGCCGTGAGTGCGCTAACCGCGGCAGCTTGGGACGTTCTGGAAGTCGTGGGTCTCCGCCGGCATGCCGGAACTCTGCACGACGCGGGCCTTGGCACCCTCAACCCTTGGAGTGAATGATGAGCGATCCGATTGCACAAGCAGCAGAAGTATTGAGCGCCGCGCCGAGCAGCACTGAGCCGTTGGTTGTGCAGGCTGTCGCAGAGCAGCCCGCGCCAGCCGTCATTGCGCCGGCAATCGCGCCCGTAACCGGCAATGTTCTGGTGAACGATACGCCGGTAGTTGACGCGGGAAACGGACAGGCGGCGGCAACCGCCTACTCACCGCAGCCGAATTCAACGACTTCTGCGCCAAGCTCGCCAGAGAAATCAACCGAGAACTCGGACTCATCTGAACTCCCGCGCGAATCGCACCTGATGCTGCTCGAACACAAGCTCGCTGCGATGCACGCCAAGTTCAAGACCGGCGAGCGGATCGTGATCGATGAGTTTGAGCAGATCCTCGGGCATATCCGGGCGGTGCTGTAATGGCTGGTCGACCGAGCAAGTACAAAGCCGAGTACGCGAAGCAGGCGGCGAAGCTATGTTCGCTCGGTGCGACCGACGCTCAATTGGCTGATTTCTTCGAAGTGGCGATCTCGACGATTGCGCTTTGGAAGGTGCAACACACCGCATTTTCGGACGCCATAAAGGTCCCGAAGGCAGAGGCTGACGAGCGTGTCGAGCAAAGTCTGTATCGCCGCGCCATTGGCTACGAGCATGACGAGGTGGATATTCGCGTTGTCGACCATAAAATCGTCGAGACGCCGATCCGGAAGTTCTATCCGCCTGACACCGCTGCCGCAATCTTCTGGCTGAAGAATCGCAAGAAGGAAGAATGGCGCGACAAGCTAGATCATGAGCTGACGGGCAAGGATGGCGGCCCAATCGTTGTGGCTGCATCGCCGCTCGACGAACGTCTGTGAAGCTCAATTCGAAGCAGGAAGCGGCCCAGCACGTTCTGGCCGGCGACTCGACGCACATCATGCTTTTTGGTGGCTCGCGCAGTGGCAAGACTTTCCTGCTGGTGCGCAACGTCATCATGCGCGCACTCAAGGCGCCGTCGAGCCGACACCTGATCGTTCGCTTCCGCTTCAACCACGTCAAGAATTCGATCGTACTGGACACCTTTCCAAAGGTGATGCGGCTCGCATTCCCTGGCGTGAAGTACACGCTGTCCAAGACGGACTGGTATGCCGAGTTCGAGAACGGCGCGCAGATCTGGTTCGGCGGTCTGGATGACAAGGAACGCACCGAGAAGATTCTCGGGCAGGAGTATGTGACGATCTACCTGAATGAATGCTCGCAGATCCCGTTCGGGTCCGTGGGCATCGCTATCACGCGTCTTGCGCAGAAGATCGAGCAGGTCATCAAGGGCGGCGTCAGTGGCCTGATGAAGCCGCGCATGTATTACGACTGCAATCCGCCGAGCAAGGCGCATTGGGCCTATCAGGTGTTCGTGCAGAAGCGCGACCCGGACACGCGTCAGCCTTTGTCGCGCGGTGAGGACTACGCGTATTTCCAGATCAACCCGCATGACAACGCTGAAAACCTTTCTGAAGGCTATCTCGACACGCTGAAATCGTTGAGTGCACGCCTTCAGAAGCGCTTTCTTAAGGGCGAGTTTGCGGATGCGACGCCTAACCAGCTATTTGCCGACGAGACAATCGACAAGTGGCGACACATGGACGGCGCGTTGCCTGACATGGTGCGCGTGGTGGTCGGCGTCGACCCGAGCGGCTCCGGCGATGCGGACAATGCGGACAACGACGCCATCGGTATCTGTGTGGGCGGTCTCGGCACAGACGGTAATGCCTATCTGCTTGAGGACTGCACCGTCAAGGCTGGACCGGCGACGTGGGGAAAGATCGCTGCGGATGCATACGACCGTCACGCTGCCGATGTCGTGGTCGGTGAGATCAACTACGGCGGCGCAATGGTGCAGCACGTGATCCAGACGGCGCGGCCACGCACGCATTACAAGCAGGTCACGGCGACGCGCGGCAAGGCAGTACGCGCTGAACCGTTCTCAGCCCTCTATGAGCAGGGCAAGGTGCGGCACGTCGGCGAGTTCCGCCCGCTTGAGGACGAACTGACCGCGTTCAGCACCGTCGGCTACATGGGCGAGCAGTCACCGAACCGCGCCGACGCGTGGATATGGGTGTTGACCGAACTGTTCCCGGGCCTTGTGCGGGCACCGAAGAAAGAAGCGAAAGCTAATCCGAGAATCAGACACGCCGGCACGCCTGGCACGGGATGGATGTCATAAATGGCACGCAAACGCAAATCCGACGACGCTGAATCGAGCGGGCTGGACCCGATCGTCAAGGAAGCCAAGGAGCGCTTTGCCCGTTGCGAGGACGCCGAGAGCGAATTCCGCAAGCTGTTCGTCGAGGACATGAAGTTCGCCAATGGCGACCCAGATAACAACTGGCAATGGCCAGACCGAATCCGCCAGTCGCGCGACGGCGATGCGCGTCCGTGCCTGACGATCAACAAGGTACGCCAGCACAATCTGCAGATCATCAACGACGCGAAGCAGAACAAGCCGAGCATCAAGACGCTGCCGATCGACGGTCAGGCTGATGTCCAGATTGCCAAGATCCTTGACGGCATCATGCGCCACGTCGAGTACAACTCGCACGCCGAGATTGCGTATGACACGGCGACCGAGTTCGCGGTACAGGGCGGTCTGGGCTACTGGCGCGTCATCACCGATTATGCGCACGACGGCTCATTCGAGCAGGAAATCTTCATCCGCCGCGTGAAAGACCCGCTGTGCGTCTATCTGGATCCGGATATCCAGTCTGCTGACGGTGCCGATGCAAAGTTCGGCTTCGTGTTCGAGGACGTGCCGAAGGAAGAATACGAGGCGATGTACCCGGACGAAGACCCGGCCAGCGTCACATTCCCTATGCAGGCTTCCGGCGACCCGTGGCTGGACAAGGATCACGTGCGCGTGTGCGAGTACTTCTACCGCGCCGAGAAGAAAGACATGCTGATCAATCACCCGACGCAAGGGCCGATGAAGCTGTCCGCGGTGAGCGACGATGCTGAGCGCAAATCACTGCTATCTGACGAGAGCGTGAAGAAGCGCGAGATCAGTGAGCCGCATTTCAAGTGGTGCAAGATCGCCGGTGACAAGATCATCGACCGCAAGGAATGGCCGGGCCGCTATCTGCCGATCGTACGCGTGGTGGGCGAGGAAATTGTCATCAACGGCAAGGTCGAGCGCAAAGGCCACACGCGCAACATGAAAGACGGCCAGCGCATGTACAACTACATGACCTCGGCCAACGTCGAATACATCGCGTTGCAGACCAAGACGCCATACGTCGCGCCGGCTGAAGCCATTGAAGGCTTTGAAGACGAGTGGGCGAACGCGAACAAGGATAACAAGGCGTATCTGCCGTTCAACAGCCGCGACGAGGAAGGTAACGAGATTCCCCGTCCGCAGCGCGAGCAGCCGCCTGTTGGTGCTTCTGCATACCTGCAAGCCATGCAGACCGCACAGCAAGAGTTGATGATGACCAGCGGCCAGTATCAGGAGCAGTTCGGCGCACCGTCGAACGCTGATGCTGGCGTTGCGATCGCGGCGCGTCAGCGCCAGGGCGACAAGGCGACGTATCACTTCATTGACAACGTCGCGCGCGCGATCCGCTACACCGGCCGCATCATGGTCGACCTCATCCCGAAGGTGTACGACACGGAACGCGTGGTGCGCATTGTGGGCGAGGATGGTAGCGAGGACTTCGCGCAGATCAATCCGCAGCAGCAGCACGCGGTGGGCGACCAGTCGGGCAATCCGCAGCCGG